GTACCAGATGATCCAGCAGCTCCAGAAGTACCAGATGATCCATCAATTCCTGAAGTACCAGAAGATCCATCGATTCCAGAAGTACCAGAAGATCCAGAAGTACCAGAAGAACCATTAGTTCCAATTCCTGAGGTTCCAGAAGAACCGTTAGTACCTGAAGTTCCAGTGCTTCCGCTTGTACCGCTAGTACCGGTTGTACCCGAAGTACCTGAACTGCCAGCTTCACCTGAAGTTCCGCTTGACCCGTTTATTCCACTTGTACCGCTTGAGCCTGAGGTTCCTGAACTACCATCACTACCGCTGGTTCCACTAGTTCCTGTCGTGCCCGAGGTTCCACTAGAACCGGCTGTGCCATTAGAACCATCACTACCGCTGGTTCCAGATGAACCTGCTATACCAGAAGTTCCACTAGAGCCATTTTGTCCTGATGTACCACTAGAACCATCTAAACCGCTTGTGCCCGATGAACCAGTTTGGCCATCTGTACCTGAGGTTCCGCTTGAACCTGTAGCTCCTGGAGCTCCGGTAGCACCTGAGGTTCCACTTGAACCTGAACTACCTGTTCCACCTGAGGTTCCACTTGATCCGCTTGATCCAGAATCTCCAGTAGTGCCTGAAGTTCCACTAGAACCAGCAACTCCGGATGTTCCTGAACTACCAGCAACTCCGGATGTTCCTGATGAACCGCTAGTTCCTGAACTACCAGCAACTCCGGATGTTCCTGATGAACCGCTAGTTCCTGAAGTACCAGCTGTTCCTGCTGATCCAGTACCGCCCGGTCCTACCCATTGACCTTGAGAATTGATTACTTCTCCATATCCATCTACTGAATAGGAAACTGCATCTAGGGTAGGAGCAGTGATATGAACTGAACCGCTTGAAACCTCGATTGGAATTTCTACTCCCAATCCATCGGTTAATTTTTGTGGAGCACCTGAGACTCCGCTTGTACCTGAAGAACCTATTCCTACAACTGAGGGATAGGTTTGGTATATTGTTTTTCCGGTTAAATTAGCCATCTTTGATCTTTAATTTTATATACAGTTATTCCAAACTAGGGTGCTAAGATTCCAAACATCCGGATATGTACTCCAAACTGCACATTCATTGGGTGTTCGTGTTAAGTAAACAACGCTTTGACTTTCTTCATTATCACTAATATAGGTCACATTTGGAATCTCTTCGAATCCATTTTCTAGGTACATTTGCCCACGATTAATGAGCACACCTGGAACTGGGTCTAATGATTTGGCATTGACTGCCCAAAGTTCATAATCCCAGTTACCTGAAGGGGAAAGAGCAACGTCTCCATTAATTGGATCCTCATTTATTACTAAAGTCAAGTTGACTCTAAATTCTGTGTATCTAGAATTTTGTATACCAATGGTTGGAACAACAGGTGTCCATTCTCTAGCGAAACCGTTTTTGAATCTGAATAGAAAATTATTGGTATTCCATGGATTATTCTCTGGCGCTAACGTATTAACGTAGATGATAATCGAATTGAGTTGGAGGTTGTTTAAATTAATCAAGCAAAGTACCTTATTTGTAGTTAGATATAGAAACCGATAAAGTTGACACTGCTCACTTCACAGAAAAAAAGCCCGCTTTCGCAGGCTTTTCCTCTTCGATTTTTACGACTAAGATTATGAAGTTACGATGGTCAAACCGCCAGTGATACAGCTAGCTAAAGCATCAGCTAGTGGAATCATAGGAGCAGGCTCTTGACCTTGTAGAGTAATAGTGTATCCGTTAAGATCACCAACTGCAGTTCCAGTAGCACCAGAACCAGCAGACATTACGCAACCTCTTTCAATACCCATTAACCAGTTAACGTTATTGTTGTCAACAAAGACAACACGTAGATCACGATTTTGAGCAAGAAGTAGGATTTGATTGCGCTTAGCAGCATCCAATTTTTGAAAGACTGCTGTCAATTCTGGTTGGTAGAAAACAGTACCGTTAACGTTTGAAACGTTAATGGATTCAGTAGTAGATGCAGTATCTTTTGGAAGATAGAATTGATAGAAAGTACCAGCTCCAGAAAGAACAGATATTTCTCCAGCAATTTCAGTTACGGTAATACCGTTCCAATCTCCAGCAAATACATACATCTCTTTCACACCACCAAGACCGTTAATACAGTCAAGTGCTATAATATCATTAATTAAACAAGACATTGTGTTTTAAGATTATTTTTAGTTTGATAGAGGGGAGTCTTGCGACTCCCCTTTCTCGATTTTATTAGAGTGTTGAAACGAATTGAGAAGCGTAAGCAGCAGTTCCTAAACGGAATTTAGCCATAAAGTTTACAACGTCTTGTGAAGGATCGTAGTAGAACTTGAACTTATCTTGATCGTCTAGCAAGCCAGTTCCAAAGAACACATATTTCTTAGGGCCTAAGATAATGTGATCGTTGGTGTTAATACCACCAGCAGCATAGATCGTTACGTTAGTTCCTGGCCATACGAATGAAGAAGGTCCAGTAACACCAGCAGCGTTAGACATGTTAGGGTATTGAGCGATAATTGCATTACCTTTAGCTTGAAGAGCTTGAACAGCGATAGCGTAGTTAGAGTACGACATGTACATAACTAGATCGTCTTCTTGCTTAAGAGCATTTGACAATTTGCTTATGATTGCCCAGATGGTAGCATCTGCAGTAGCAACGGTCAAAGGAACAGTAACAGCTGGAGTAGAACCAGAGTTACCTGACCAAGTAGCACCATTCGCAATAGTGATTTGGTCTAACAAACCGTCTAGGTTTGCGCCGTCACCTTGCCAAATTGTGTTCTCAACGTATTGAGCAATATTGTTTACTTTGTTGTCAGCAATCATTTTTTCAAATGGAACTGATTCCAAGTAAGCAGATGGAGAAAGTTGACTTGACAACCAGTAAGTTCTTAGATCTTCTGGGCAAAGTTGCTCTTTCAACATTTTTGACTGTACTACTAGATCGATTTGAGAAAAGTTAGTAGAGTTGTCTCCAACTTGACCAGCTCCGAATCCACAAGTGGAATCCAAGATGTCAACAGTAGAGTTTAAAACGTTGATTGCAGTAGTTCCAGCAGTTAAGCCAGCACGTAGAGTCAACATTTGAACTGAGTAGCTCTTCAATAGAGCAGCACTGATCAAGTCCGTAGACAATTGGTCAGTATAAGGGGCTAATCCTGATAAATTAAATGACATAATTTAAGTTAATTTTTTTAGTTTTTAGTTTTTACTTAACGAATTCTGATCGTAAGTTTTTAAGTGCAGCAACTCTTGCCTCGATTGTATCGATTGCACCGGTTACCTCGGCTGTTTTAGAAATCTTTGCAGCAGCAGGGGCTTTAGCAAATTTTTCCATCTTTGTTTTCATGGCTCCCATTTCCTCTTTAACCTTTGAAATTTCAGCAGCACATTCTTCAATTGCTTGAAACAACATGGCCATTTTTTCTTCGATCTTAGCGGTCATTTCGTCCTCGATTGGGGTTTCCTCTGTAACTATCGTTTCTTCAGCCATTGCTGCTGGAATAACGGTTTCTTCTACTGACTCTTCTACTTCTGGAGCAGAAATTTCAGAAATGACACCGTTTGCATCAACTTCAATTGTTTTACCGTCTTCTAAAACGTGTTCTCCTTCAGGAGCAGGGGTTTTAGAACCGTCTTCATTAACGATTACTACAGGAAATCCAACTTCTAGTTTTTCAACCTCTACCACTGTGCCGTCTTTCAACTTTGCCGTTTCAAATTTGATTGGCATGTTAAGGACCTCGCGGATTTGGTTAAGCTTTAACTTGTAGTTTGACATTCCGTTAGATTTTTTTTAGCAGAGTTTTGACTCTGTATTCTTAAATAGGGTAAGATCACCCATTGACATTTCTCGACCCAATTTTTGGTGGCTAGGCAGTTAGGATCTTTTTAATCTTCATGTAGCGTTTTACTGCAGCAATCTCTTCCATGTCTGAAAAAAGACCTTCGACTGAAAAACCTTTAAGTTCGCCAGCCTTTACTCGCTTCCATACTTCTGGGTCTTCTACCTGCATCTTGACCATCCAAGTTCCTTTAGGATAATTAAAACCATAGACCGTATTTGCTTTGTCAGTCTCTGGATCTTCAATTAACCAGGTCTCAAACACATAGGTACCAGCGTCTTTTTCTTTATGATCCTGATTAACATCATTGGTACGTGCTTCTTTCATGTACTTTTTTGCAATCTCTGCAATTGTTTCTCCAGAAAAGGTAACCTCATAGGCTTGACCATTATCGTCTAGTCTTGGAATCTTAATATTTGGAATCATGCAAGGACCTACTAAGATCTTTTGTTCTTCGTCTGCAAATTTAAGTATGCTTGAAAATTCTGATTTACCGCTTAACCCCGGTAAAGAGTTTTGTGGAGACTTAAGAAATCCTCTGCCGGTAAGTGTTCTAATCGCAGTAGCGGCCATTCTCTCTTCGTATGAAGAGTCAATATCAACCGGTGAAACTCGGAGTCGAGAACCCTCTCTCTTAACGCTATACTTTCTCCAAAAGTGTTGGCAATTTGCTCCACCTTTGTACATAAAGATTGAATAATTTGTACCTCCACCTGGACCAAATTCAGTATTTAGGTTATTTAGCATAGTTATTTCTTCTCTTGAATAGTAACGATTAAGCGACATCATTGTTCTACAAAAATCTCTAGACCCTGAAGTTGATGCTCGAGAACTTGAAAACTTCCAAACAAACTCTTCCGGATCAGCCGAGGTTTGTTTTCTAATCGGCGTATAGTCAGAGTTTTTAATTGCTTGAGCGTCTGCGAATTGTTCAGTATGGTCAACATCGGCATCTGAAAAACCAAGTTGAGAACCTAACTTTTCAAGAGCAATTAAGAATTCGTCTGAGAATCTCCAAGTGGGTACCGGAGTTTCAACTTGATCCTTAAGACTCTTTGGAACCTCATCGATATATTGAGGAAGACCACTGGGGTCAATATCAAAGGCTTTGTCCCTAATCTCTTTTAACTTATTACTTGCCCATTCAATACCTGCTTGTCCGCCCCATGCATCAACCATTAAGCCACCGCAACCTTGGGTATATGGAACATCTTTGTATTGTAAGTGACGAGCAAATGAAGCCATTCTGGCAATTGTCTCTTCTGAAATCATCTCACCTTTAGCCAATTGATTAGCTCTTGCCCAACCAACTGCAGTACCGCAACCTTGATCAGGATTTTTATCTCTCCATTCGAGAGCGCGCTTAGCAGCAGCTTTAGCAGATTCAGGATAATCATTATAAGATTCAAACTTTTCGGTAATAGGTCCACCGACTACCCATGCATCGCATGTTCTTTTGCTTGCACATTTAAAATCAAAGGCTTCACAATAACCTAATTGACCAGCATTTATAATATCCATTGGGTCTCCACCTTCTGGTCCTATTCCTTTTGCAATACAGTCTTCTATAGATTTAGTAACAACAAAAAATGCACAATTACCGCAAAGAGATTTTTTTGCCTCTTCTGGAGTAGTATTAAATTGGTCTGCTTTTGCTGTCCAATATTCTTCATTTGGTAAGTTTGGATTTAAAGGACCATATTTTGCAACATCAATTGCATTTTGTCTATTTTTTAGGTTAATTGAAATATCTTGAGTTGCTGGAGGACAAGCTTCAGCAAACTCTTCTTCTAAATATGAATAGCAAATTGCGACTGCTTGATCTTGATCTTTACCTTCTTTAATTAAGATAGGTATACAACGATCTAAGAACTCACTCTTAGATTCTCCGGCATTAGGAGTTACAAACTCCTCCTTTTTGAAATAGAGAAAGTCTGCCTCAATTGCAGGATTTTCTACTAACGATATTTTTTGTACACCAGATTCTTCTAGATCCGGTAGAATACCAAGTTCAATTAATTCTTGTTTTTGTGGTTTCATAATAGTCTTTATTTTATAGTCTTGCTACTTGTTGAATTCTAAAATCAGCTTCTTGTTGAGAGCTTACCTCAGATGCAACTACATAGGTTTTAATTATTGGTGTTTGAGGAGGTGTTTGGCCAGCTACTCCACCATCCGCAAAAGATTTACCTCCGCCGGCTTCATTGATTAGCGATAGGAGTCCACTGTACATTGAGGTGCTGCGAGCATTGATTACCGATTCTCCATTAGAGAGTCGGGCTGGAATAGAGTCAGAAACTCCTGTACCCGGTCCAGTTACAATACCGCCGCCTGCAAACATGCTTGGTGCTTGAGTAGGTGCTCCGCCTCCGCCTCCGCCTCCGCCGCCGGCATCTCCTGCGCCTTCGTATTCGGTAGCCTTAATCTTGGCAACGTTTGCGTAACCTGCAACAAGTGCGGCAGCCGCAGCAACCGCTCCAAGGGCTGGACCAACTACTGGAATTGATGCCAATGAGGTGAATGCCTGTACCGCACCCTGAATGGTGCCGATAATTGCATTTGCGATTTGAGTTTTCTTACCCTTTTCAAAGTACTTCTTTTTAATCTCCTCCTGTTTTTGTAGGTTATCACCAGCGCTCTTTAATTCCCTTGCCTGTTGAGCCTCTTGAACTGCAGCAACTGCGTTTACAACTGAGCTTGCAGCGGTCATGATACCGTTGAATTGCTGCATTTGGATCTCTGCTTTCTTTTTTGCAGCGTCCTCAGTTGCCTTTACGTCGGCATCGAGTATTTCCTTCTTTTTGGTTGCAAGTTGAATCTCAAGATCTATACTTGACTGGCCAGCAGCTTTTGCTGCATCGATTTTCCTTTGAATAGCAGCTAACTCAAGTTGATCTTGAGAGGCTCTTAGCTGTTCAGCAGTTAAACCCTGTTGAAGTAATTTTAGGGTCTCTTGCTTGTATTGTTCATCAAGCGCTGCGTTCTTATCGGCGAATGCTTTGGCCTCGTCTGCTTTCTTCTTGTCAGCAGCGGCTTTGTCTTGATCCTCCTTTAATTTAATGGTCTCAGCCGCTTGACGTAGATCTTGTGCAGCCGCAGAATCCCTTAGCGCTTGTAAAGCCTTTTCCTCAGTTGAGGTTAACTTCTTTTTATCAGTATAGGCTTTGATCTTGGCCTGGATATCTGCATCTTGGTTTTCTTGTTGAATTCTGAGAGCTTCTCGTGCACGTTCTGCATCATCTTTTATACTGAGTAAATATGCTGCATCCTTTTCGTCTTTCGCCTTTTTAAGGCCTTCCTTAAGTGATGCTAAGGCAGCATCATTTCTGGTCTTTGCATCGGCCGCTGCTTTATCTGCAGCCGCTTTTGCCTTTGCTGCGGCCTCCTTAGCCGCAGCTTCCTTTTCAGAATCTAGTGCTTTTTGTTGTTTATTGAATTGACGTTGCTTTGCGGCAGCATCTTGTTCAACATTAGCTAGAGCAATTTGAGCGTCTCTTAACTTTTGGACGGCCTCTTCTGATCTACCGTTTATTTTAATATTTTCATTAGCAAGACGAAGTAACTCCTTACGGTTAGCAACCTCTTGCGCACTTTGTGCACCTTCAACTGCTTGTACCTTTTTTAAGGCTGCAACTCGTTGTTCATAAGTTGCATTTGTGTCTGAAAGAATTTCTCGAGATTCAGCTAATTGCTTATTGGTTTGAGCTCTAGTAACAGCAAGGTCCTTTTCAGAATCTTCTGCGTTGTCTAGTGCATCCGCATAGTCTCCAGCAGCTTTACCTGCATCTCCAAAAAGACTCGCAACGGCTTCAAGCCCAGAGGCAACTGCATCAAGTGCAGCGACTGCTACGGTTTCTAGGAATTCAAAAACGGGTCTTACAATACCTCCAAAGATTGCAGTAATCTTGGTAACTGCGTCCATTGCCTCCTCTGAGTTCTTGATTGCTTTGGTAACCGCAGCAAAGATAACTCCTAATGCAGCAATAACTGCTCCAATTGGATTAGCAATAAAGGCCGTAGCCGCTTTACCCATTCCTTGGAAACCTTGAATGACTCCACCAATTGGTCCACCTACTGATCCAAGCTTCTCGCCTAAAGACATTGTGCTTGTTTTGGCAGCACCCATGGCTTTATCAATCGTCTTTAATTCTCCAGATAGTTTCTTGTATTCTTCTGACTTTACGTCAACTTTACCAAGCGCCTGCTGGGTCTGTTTTTGGGCTTCGGCAAGGTCATCAAGCGACTTGGCGACTTTTTCAATCTCTTCGCCACCCTCGGTCTTGACCCTAAATTTAATTTCTACATCTTTGGCCATCTTTAATCGGTTATATTACTTGTATTGGTTAATGATTTATGAGCCATTTCGAAACTTTCCGCTAGGAGCTTAGCAAGATCCGGCCTAAGGGACTCATTATCATTTATTTCTATTGAGAGTAGAGACTTTGCTGCCTCTACTCCCTGCGTTAATGTGGTTATGTCTTCCATTTATATCAGATATCCATTTTTCATTCGTTGAACTATCCGCATAGAGCTCCTTGTGTGACCGTGACCGAGCCTGATAGAACGGTTACGGTTGAAAGATTTGCACAAATCTCGTATATTCCACCTGGTTCAACCGTGATTGTTTGGACCGTGTCGCTAACACATTCTTCATATTGGACAACTCCTCCAATCTGGGCAGTAGCATCCAATTCAAATACGTAACATGGTGGGGTGGCACAAGAGCCAATTGCGGTTATGATTGGAGCACCTGAAACAATACCAATTGAGTCTTCACATGCACAAATATTAGCAATATCACCAGCGGTAACCGTTTGGAATAGAGGAGTCTGATCTGCGCAATCGCTATAAGAGACTGTGCTATCGGTTGGACCGGTTGCGGCTACTTCGTATTCAATACAGTTACAGATCCAAGTCTCAAGACATGAAGGGCAGTTATCATGAATAATATCGATTGGCGGACCATCAAAGGCTGGGCCAACCACGGTCCAACATTGACCTGGAAATAGTATTGAACTTACAACTTGACCAAGTACAATTGGTACTTCACTAGAGAAAGTTTGTAAAAGTTCTGGTGATTCACAGTTAGAGGCTTCATAATAAAAGAGACCTGTACAACCAGTACAGTCTAGAGTTCCGATGATAACTCCGTCCTCGTCAGTTACATAGACTGGGGTTCCAATCTCCTCAATCGCTCTCCAAGTTCCTTCGCCTACTGTGGTAGTACCTGATGAATCGCTCCAAATCACGGTTGCTTCAGCAAAGGTTGGAGCATCCAACCAAACGCTAATTTCAATTATTGGACTTGTACATGAAGTACATACTGGTTCTGATACCTCACTAAATGCAGCACTTCTTTCATAGACTTCACCACTGCATGCACAAGTATCACAAGTTGCGACTGCCATAACGACCCCGTTTTGCAATAACACCGCTACCCCGCTACCTGGTGCAGAATACCAACCGTTTGCTGGAATACCTGTGCCATTTGAATTAAGCCAAAATACGGTTGATTGATCAAAGGTGGCTGAGTTTCCCCATATTGTGACGAGACTAGAACTGCCATCGCAACAGCAGGCTCCACAAGCTGCTGGTGAAAAACAAACATCTTCGTATTCGTAAAAGACCGATTCTTCACAAGGTTCGCAACTTGATCCATCGAAAAAGGCAATGATAAAACCGCCTGGACCAACTTCAAATACCGTACCGTCTGCCGCAGCATAGAAACCTGGATTTGCAGGATTTGTTCGATAAGGGTCATCATAAACGATTGTACTGGTGGATAGGACTGCACTATCGGTATAGTATACACCGCTTAAGGTTGTTCCATAGACTGCGCAACAATAGGCATCGCAGAAAGTTGCACCCTCTCCAAACGATGCGAATACGTAACAAAGACCATGTGGAAAACCTGCACCGCTAGTCGGTGGAATTGTGATACCTATATTGTTACCTAATTTAATAAGTTCAACTCGACAACTGGTGGTTTGACCAGCAATATAGTCGGTTACCTTGTTGACAAAGTACCATGCATCCTTAATGAAAAAGTAGTCATTAAATTTAAGATCAAGCATTTGTGTGTAATCTAGGATTAAGTTGGCCTCAACCTTTCGCGAATAGGGGTCAAAGTTTGTATCGTACCAACTCTTCCAATACACGTTAAACGTATCGTACTGGGTACGAGAGAGTGGGTTATTCGTTATTTCAGTATTGTAAAGCGGTGGAATATTTTGCCAAGACAAGTCGTAATTTGAACTTGAAACTGGCCAAAAAGAATATTCGCTCATTAAAGGCCAAACTCCTTGACCAACCGCGGTCCCTGCATCATTTTGTAGATACCAAGTTAAGGCATCCGGGGTTCCATAACCAGGTACAAACTGTTTTCCATTATAGAACACAAGTCTTAATTTAGGTTGAATTGGATTATTCTGCACTGCCGTAAAGTCAGCCTTAGAGATCCAAGGAATTAAGAACTCAGCAGAGAGCCCTTGTCTATTTTGAAGAGTTGTGCCGCTTGCCCCTGGTATTGCTCCACCAATTGGAAAAATTGGAGTTGGTGCAAATTGATCCTTAACGGTTATGCTGCCAGTTAGTAATTCATTGTCTGAATCTAGGTTAAGTTGCCCATAGGTTTGTTTGTAACTTAATTGATAGTTATAGTTAGGAAAGTCAGCATCCTCTTGGTCAGCATAGACCTGAAACCGGTTTTGACCATAGAATAGTGGAGTTGACTTAATATCCTTTGAGGTATCGAGTAGGTGATTCCAATCATAAGAGGTTCCCTCTAGGATCCAATCTTTCCAAGGAGTTATTGTAAACTTTTTTTCATTATCTCTACTTGGTACAAATACCAATTTAAAACGATTAATAATGGATTTCATGAAGTCAAGCTTACGAATATTATCTGGCATTAAGCCTGACATGTTAACAATCTCAGGACCTGCACTCTGAATCAATTGAGCACCGCCAAAATTAACGGTTAGGGTTGGAGATGGAAAGCTTGAAACAAGTTCAACCGTTACTCTAACCTTTGTACCAATCGATAAGGGTACCGACCAAGTACGAGTCCTTAGGGTAGGCAAGGTCCCTGCTGAGTAAAAGTTAGCAGCTAGTGAGGCACCGGTAACCGCATTGCGCAATCGAATAATATAGAGTTGACCAGAGCCTGGAGCCGGACTTCCTGCAAGTCGATCGGTCCATGTGACGGTAAAGACGTAGTTGGTACCGCTACTGGCCTCAGCCGTATAGATTGAGGTTGTTGCATCCCAAACCCCTTGTGGATCGCTTACTTCATTTGGAAAGAGGACTGGGACCGAACCAGTTGAGCTAAATGATTGAGGTGCAGTATTATTTGCATTCATTAGGAGTCTAACCTCAAGCTCTGCTCTTGACTGTTTTTCAGCAATGATATACATTTTTCTAAAAAAGTTAGAATCGAGAAACTCGCTTTCATAGGTGTATTCGGTCTCACTAAAAATAGCATCCCATAGGGCCTTTGCGCGAATAGTAGGTTTAAGTTGACTCTGCTTTAGGGGCTTAGCCACATCGGTAAAACCCGAAAGACCACCGGTTAAACCAGTATAGAGAGCGGTCGTGTTTTGAACTGGGACTCCACCCTCGTAATCGTAACCCCAATTTATTAGTGGACATACAATATCTCCACCAAAAAGTCCATTTGCCATGCCTGCACCATCGGTATCCCAACTGCGGACAATATTAAGATAGTTTTGTTCGTGATTGTACCTTTCTAGATTAACATCGCTTAAAAAACCTCCACCAATTTGACTTGCAAAGTCTGAGGTTTCACCCATAAAAATAATCTCGTAGTCCACATTACCATCACGGTCATTTTGATAGGTCGCAGAGAGTCGAATATTACCGTTGGTATAGAAACTACCGCTATCGTTAAGATAGGCAGAGACTTTCTTACTTGCATCAAAGGAGACCGAGTTCACATTGAAAACCGCCTTAAAGAAAGCGTTATTGGCCTGAGTATTGGGCACTCTAAAGCTTCTTGAAAATATCGAGGTTGTCGATAGAGGATCTATAATATTGGTAACGGACAGCGTAAGCTTAATTGGTTCCTCACTGTACAAGTCAATTCTTGTATAATCGATGTCCCCGTCTTTCTTTGCCCATAACTGGACGCTTGCAACTATTGCGGATTGTGCCATAGATTAGGTATTTTGTAATTTTTGAGGAAGTGCGAGGTCTATTTGGAATTCTCCTTGAGTGAGTTTGTTTTGTCTAACATTCTTAACTCTATATGAGGTCTGTTTGACCGTTACTGGAAATGGTGCGTAGTCCGACCAAGAGCGACCGTCAACATGAATGTATGCAAAGACTTGAGGACTCTTTTGTAAACCTTCGAGTAGATCTACTTGAGCTTGACTTAACCAGTCAGTTTGAATTGACCAACTTGTATTGGCCATCTTATTATAAACTTTATTACCACCCTGTAGAGTTAAGTAACCAGCAGGATCCGTAACTCCAATTGGGACCGGCGTTGTGTCTGACCAGTTAACCTGCTCTTGAGAATAGGTATCGTTTGTGGTGCTTATCTCTTTTTCTAGAAATTGGGTAAAATTTAGGTAGTCTCGACCACCTAGGTCGTTTAGCCAAGAGAGACGAACTCGTTGGTATAGCGAATTTGCACAGTACTCCTTGACCGTGATCGTAACCTTATCTGTTACTGGGTCTCCAAATGCGCAAGAGCTGGGCCATGTGTTTCCTGGCGTATGACCTTGAATCTCTATAGTGTCTCCAGGTTGTGGAGCGTAGTCGACCGTTTGGTGATAAGCCAAGAGCTTAGCAACATCGTCAGGTCCAGCAATGACATGTAGAAGATCGTATTGTGGACTAAGTTGAGCCAGGGTGATACTAGTAGAGCATGCTGTTCTTGGACCGGAACCATTGGCAATGATAACCGGTAGATCAAGCGTATATAGCGTGGTACCAGCAGAGTTCTTAACGCGATAACGAAACCCGTAAATTGTACGACGATTTAAGTCAGAGGAGAGTGGAGTCCAGTTGATGTAACTTAGGGTCATCTTATCGAATGCATAGAGGTCTTGCGAGTTTGGTGCATGATTTAGTGCATGAGCGGTTGTTGAATCTACAAAATAGGCTTGAGCCCAATCGTAATAGACTCCATCAACCGGATTGACTCCATAGGCTCCTGAGTATTCTGTTGCATTTGACATTGCCCACTGTTGCTTTTGGTATTCTACTGAACTTGGCCATGCATGAACTGGAATATTTGGTGTGGTTGAGATCACATCAGAATAGAGTAGGTATGCAGGTTCTCCAACTACATTGGTAACACCATTATAGATGTCAGAGACTCCAGCGGTTGAATATTCTTCGCCAACTTGAAGATGGACATGGCAACTTAAGGTTCCATTATTTAAGTAGGCTTGACCAATGGTTGGGTTAATTACGGTTTCACCTTGAGTCCATGAGGAGTTTGGAGGACCTGAAACAAGGAATGCCTGTACGGCAGTACCAACATCGATCATACCTGCACCGCTAGGATTTGCGCGTTGTTTAAAACGAACCTCAAATACTCCATCGATATAGAGATCAAATACGTATTTAAAGTCAACCTCATTGGTCTTATCGCTAAGCACCGACCAGACAATTGGATTGTAGGCTCCTTGTAGGTAACTTGGTTTGTAGTATACGGTAGTTATCATTTTGTTTTATATGAATTTTTTATCTTTTCTAATTCTAATCTTTGCCTCTTGGCTTGATCCTTTTTGTAGGCTAAGAAGTTAAATACCTTTATGACTCCAAGTCTTGAGCACTGATCTGTTTTAAGGAGGTCGTCGTCGGCAAGAAAGAAGATAAGTCTACTCCATCCTCTTGCAATTTTAGTGTCAGCTCTTTCATCTGAGTCTCCGTCAGCTCCTCGATCATCTCCATCATCAGAGGAACCAAAGAGTCCATCGTATTGTTTAAGGAGACTTTGGTAATATGAAAAAAAAAGTCGATTGCTGCAACTACATTGGAGATTGGCATCCTCCTCAGGAAAAGTTCGGCTCTTTCTGAGAAACCGTCAGCCGAATGGGGCTCAATACCGTCTTCGGTTATCGGTCTGTATAGGATCGCCATCATCTTGTGTAATTGACGATCGATTTGTGGATTATTCTTTAGGGTATCCATGTCAGCTAACTCACCGATTGTGAGCCTTGCGAGGTTAATGAATCCATACTCCTCCCCGTCAACTGTGATTCTGGTCTCGAACTTGGTTTGGGTTAGGGAACTTAGTGGTCCAAGCGCAGCCTTATTCCAAAGTTTCGTAAATTCTGACTCTTCCATTGCCCTGATCTCGGATACTGGAGCTCCGCTTAAGATCGAAATAAGTTCAACCTGAGTATTGGGTTGATCCGAAAGAATTATTAACTCCTGAATCTGATAGTACTCCTCGATAGTAGGAGTGTCTATTGACCATTGGCCGCTCCCTGTTTTAAATTTTATCATGCTGTGTTACGTTGTGTTCGTGTTTGAATGGTCTCTACCAGGTTAGAGAGACTCTCCTCGTAAATACCCTCGACTTTTTTTGCTAAAAACTCCTGCAGTTCGACCGCATCCTCTGATAGGGAAGTCCAATATCTGGGTCTTATTCCAAAACCTCCTCTACCTGGATTGGGATTCCATTGAGGTAGCTCAAATGCTGAAAGGCCATAGGAGGCGGTATCCGCATTATCGTAGGTTCCCAAGTCAACATAGACTCCATAGTAGATGTAGTAAAAGCTTAGGGCCCACTCACCGCCCTTGACCACAACTCGATGACGAATTGAGCCTTGGAGCTTACCTGTATCTCTAGGTGCTTGGGCCTTTAGTATATTAACTATCTCTACTCCCATTGCATCTAGTGCATCGTAGATTCCTCTGCTTATATTTTCTTGTAGCGTTGGCATTATGGTATAAATGGAGCGTCGCAAAGATTTAGTGGGGTTATAGCCTCTACCTGAAATCTTGTAGTCCAACCGGCTACTGAGTTTTGAAAGTTCTCAATAAAAGGAGTTGCGGTTGCTGGTAACTCTAAATTATATCTAAACTCGGTCCAATCGGTAAGGATAAACTTTGACATAAGATCTCTAGTGATCTCTAAGGTTTCTGAATGTACTGTGGTATCAAGTCCAAGGTTATCTTTTGCAAGGTCCATTACGATCATGCTAAATTCAAATACCGTAGAGCGACCGTTCATGTCTGCTGCCATTGGCACAAAATGGACCGCTGGATACTTATAGGAGTTTTGGGTTTGGGCATCATCCGCATAGGGCATCTCGATTGAACTTACTGGTCCAATACGGACTGTCTTAATCGCCATGTTACTTAGGCACAGGTCCTGCAGTACTTTACATAGGACTCCATAGGTTGTTGCTACTGGTGGTGTTGGCATCTTTTATTTTATTTTATTTAAGTATAGAGAGGGTCCCCTTTGAAATTGGTTGTTCCTCTTTTGTAGTTTGCAATTATTTGTATCCGTATAGGGACCCGCTCGGTCTCTCTAACCGTAACCCCTCATCGTCGACCTGCCCAGTCTTTTTAGAGTAGAAACCATATTGGGAGTTGCCGCCTTCCTGACTAAGAGCATATCTGATTGCATCCATACAGTGGTTATGCTGATCCTCCGGACGTTGGCCCGTGCGATCCCAACTATAGAGGTTATATTCATCTATTAGATTCGTTGAATGAGGATCCAGATGAACGATATGGGATTTAACGGTGTCTATGCCTTTACGAATAGAGTCTGGTCCTTTGGCTGCTCCTGAGATATTTCTCCAACCTAGTCTACGTAGTTCTTCTATTGATTTAGGTTCTGCTGAGTCTGCTATTATTCTGGCAGTTGCGGGTACCCCTAGACTCCCCATTATGGAGTGTAGGTCTTGGTTAGTTAGGCCCCTCTCATATATTAACTCTTTAAGCCAAATACGGCGACCGTGCTTTTTAACCTCTACTAGCGTAGTTGGATCCTGTGAAAAACCAAAGTCTAAACCATATATCGTCTTGGCCTCTCCGTCTGGTTGCCCATCCATTAGCCAGTCCTTAAAGACCCGGCCCATTACTCCGTCTGACCATTCTCCTAGGATATGGTGTCGATAATAGTCCTCATCTATAAGAGACATTGCCTCCCACTCCTGAATCTTTTTGGGATCCAGATTGTGGCTGTTAATATGATATGTGGTATGAATAAACTCGTGATCGCCGGCCCACCTAGGGTTAGGCTTTGAGTCATGATACCAGCGCCTGTAGATCCAGTGTCGGGTTGAGGTTGGGTTAAATAGGATCAAGATTTTTCGATCCACTCCCGGTGTTCGGAAAGAGTCATTTAATTTAATAAACTCCTCTTCACTTGGCAGTTCGGTTGCTTCATCTATAAGTAGGTGAGTTACCTTTGAAAGACCCTTACCTTTAGCTGACATTGAACCATCTGAAAGGCGCATTGCATGGGTAAGGATCATGTTACCATTGCCAATATTAATAATCTCATCTCCATCGAGTTTGATAAAAGGACGAAGGCCCCATGACTCTGCTAAGTCTAAGATATCCCTATAGATTGAGGACTTAATAGACTTTTGGGTATAGCGCGCAACTACTCCTCTAAAGAAATCATCGCCCATTAACTTCATTAAGAAGTAAGCGGCCGCTTGTGTAGACTTTCCAGAAGCACGCCCTCCACTGATCAAGAAATAGGTCTTATCTGACCAAAAGAGCGGTGCATAGGGCTGGAGTATCTTAAACTCTTTCTGCAATGCTTAAGGCTTTTTTCAATCCTTGTAAGGTAGCTCGGAGACAGGCTCCGCAACCGTTAGGTGTTTTCTTTTGCCCAAATACACGATTAGATAGTGCATAGAGCTTGTCCTGTTCGATTGAGGTGTAGTGGGCTCGTGGTGTACGAATGAGCGGTGCTAGTTCTAGGAGATCTAGTCTTTCTTGTTCTGCGATATTTAATTCCATTATTCGGTTAGCTTTTTATAAAAGTATTCCCCCATCCAACTTGCACAAAGGGCAAATGGGATTGAGTGGAGTAGACCATATCCATTAAGCGGAAGCACTATCATCACTAGATAGATCGGCAGGCAAGTCGGACACGCCAGCGGCTTTCCTTCTAGATTTAGGCTTAGGAGTATTGATACTAGCCTCAAGATCTTTAGATAGATCGCATTCAAGAGGAGTGCTGCTGTCGACATCGCTATGACTAGACTGAGCAGTAGTGCTTCGAGTAGTTGTTGTACATTCATCTTCGGTGATTGGTGTTATTTGTGGTACCCCCATTGTCCATTCAGTTGACTCGACAAAGAGGATTTCGGAACTTATTTCGATCTCTAGCTTTTTTCTCCAAAAGTTGGCATTAGTCTCTAATTTTTCTGGAGCTGATTCAAAAATAGTTTCTGGTTTGGTACTAAAGTACCATTTAATTCTTTTTGGTGCGTTTATTTCGCGACCGTTTTTGAAAAATTTAAACATAGTTGTGTGTGTTATTTTAGGTTAAGTATAGAGGTTTTGCTTAATGTAAGCTCGTACTCTGTTTATGGTTAGGGAGATTGAGGTTCTAGGAATCCGGGTTTCTCGACTAAGCGAACTATAAGTGTGACCGCCCTCTGCAAAAGTCTTGAAAAGTAGTTGATCGTACCATGGTAATTGTGCCAGTAACTCGTTAACCTTATCTAGGTCTAAGTGGTCAATCCTCTCTTCGGTTAGGTTATTGGATACCTCCTTGTTCCACTTATCGCCAAACTGTTTATAGAAAGGGCCAGTTACTGATCTCCATTGGGTCATCATGATTCTTACAAGGTAAAATCGGACTCCTCCACTCTGTATTATATCATTCATATTAGGCTTGTTATAGAGCTCTTCGATTGCGTAGTGTAGAAGATCTAGGTGTAGGTGGTGACCTCCAGTTATTTTTTTTGCGGCCTTTACCAATTCTGGATATTCTAATTCTATAATTTGGTTATTGGTCATTGAGGTGATTCCAGTTTTTTGTGGTAAAAAAGGTTTCAACATCACGAACAAAAGCACAATACTCAAATTCATTTTCAGCAACCGCCTCCTCTATTTGTAAATCAATTAACTCCTGTCGAGTTAGGGTTCCCATAAAACTTAAATTGGTAATCCAAGCCGCAAGTCGAGTACAGGCTTCACGTTTCATCTCAACCGGCCATGAAAAATAGTCTTTATTTTCAATTGCAAACTGTACAACCGGATCTATTTGCTCCTCCACCCTCTTTCTAGGCATTGGCTACTGGATTTTTTTTACACTTGGCACCATGCCATCTAAAGAATACTGCACCTTTACCCACCACTCCGCAGTGCTCACATTGAAATTCACGAGCCATTGACTGCGCACCAATTTGTTGAATATGACCTGACTCCCTGTGCTTTACTCCAATCTTTACCATGGTCTCTGTCATTTCTCTCCAATTAAGTTTCCAATTTTGACGTGAAATCTCGGCTAAGCTACCTGAATCTCTAGCCTTTGCACCATTGGCCCTTAACTGATCCCTTTCGGTCCAAGCCATACCGTATTCAAGTTTAAGAGCTCCCTCAGCACGGAGAGCCTCCTTACGAGTTGAGTAACCCTGTACGATATTTAAGGTAAGATCAAGCCTACCGTGAAAGTAGCCAACTCCACGACCCTTTTTACAAAGGGTATGCTGTTTAAATCTATAATGAGGTCGATATGAACATCCAACATAAGTTACGGTTCCCATAACATCGATTAGTTCGTAAACGTACCAAGTTTTTCCTTCATGATTATGTTTTGCCATTTTAATTTAGGTATTTATGGTTATTTATCTGTGGTATTGCTGCAAATTTTGAGATGGCGAAAAAATGAGTTACCTCTAATTTCGCGAGCACAGTGTGGACAACTTCTAACGATTGAAACTGTTTTAAGTCCGCCGCTCTTTGCGCCTGCTCTCATTCTCTCAGGGTCAGATGCCCATGCAATTTTAGCCCCTTTACTATTTTGTTCTAGTGTCGGTCGTTTACCATTCCATTGTCTCATGTAGTATATTATATTTAAAGTTTGTGGGAAGTTTTAAAACTCTCGTGATTTTTTGCGTATAGTACTTAGATAAATAATTAAAAAGCAGCAATAAAATGGAAAAGAAGCAACAAAGTTATTACATGGTGATCCCACCTCAAGTATGGGATTCAGAAATTAGCGCGAAGGCAATGATTCTATATGGTCATATTTCAGTATTAGCAAATAAACATGGTTACTGTTATGCATTCAATCAATATTTCGAAACAGTAATGAAATCTAGTGCATCGACTATTCAAAGGTGCTTTCTTGAATTAGAGGAGTCTGGTTTAATTACTAGAAAATTAATTTATAAACCTGGGACTAAGGAAGTTGAGAAACGTAAGATTTTCTTGAATATAGGTATTGTTAAAGATGATAATAGACCTATAGTCAAAAATGATTATACCCCTATAGTCAAGGATGACACAGATAATAGTACAAGCAGTAATACTACAAGTCTACCTAATACTATAAAAAATAATAAATTAGGATCTTCTTTAGCAGATGCTTCAGAAGATCCTAATCTAGAAAATTTTAAAAATGTAAAAGACGTATGGTCAAAGAGAATTGGTAATGAGGAACAGGTTTTTTCTATTTTTAATAATTTAAGTATTAAAAAGCAGACTGAGTTCATAAGTCATTCAACCTCTGCGATCAACCATCAAATAATTCCTAATTCAACAAGTCTTTCTGATTATTTAGAAGATTGGATAGAAGATAACTAGCAAAACTTTTTAAAAATTAAAGATATATAATCTTAAGGGGTCTGAGTTCTTTACTGCTTCTTAGTTTTGTCATATTTCAAATCGATAGCGTTTTTTGCCATTCGTCTATCTTTCACTCAGACCCCTTTCTTTTTTCTCAGTAAAATATCGTATGACACACGGATACATTATCATTAATCCAAATAATGAAAAAGAGGCAGAGTATTTCGTGCTTGCTACAAATAAAGGTCTTAAGAATAATACACCTCATCCAGATTGGTTACATGTACTATGCGTCATACGTGACCCTGGCGACCCTCCGCATGAGAAACTAATAGAATACTATAAAGCCTATAATAGAGGAGGCCTGGCTCTACTCCCAAACACCCTAAGACAAGTTTGGAATGAATACTTTGAAAGAGGAAAGTACATTAAGGATTTTAATATCGTTATCAAGAAAAAGATCAATAAGAATCGAGAGTTTCAAAAAATTGGTCAAACTTTTGATAAGTACGCGGATGATCCAAATTGGAATGTGGCTATTCTATGTAAGAAGTGTAATCGTTATGTGAGACGAGGTATTTATGATAAAAAGCACGGAGAAGAATGCACCGTGACACGAGCTACTGATAAGCTTAGGGATACATTAATTGCTCACTTTAAAGGTCAGTTAATTCATTAACCTTCGTCCTTTGGTGGAATTATAATCTTAATTGGTGAATCGAATGTAATCTCTTGATTCACATTCTTTGGAATAACGAATGGGCTCAATCTAATAAGTAGGTCAAGCGCCCCTTTAGGATCATCTAGTGCAACTCTATCCAGGAGACTTTGAATACGATCTAAATTATTAGATATAAGATCGGCATAAGCCTGTTTTATATCTTTGGTTGCCTTGTTTGGGATACCTTTTGGTCGGCCATTTGGATTTGCACTGACGCCTTTTTCCCAGGCTGGATTTCCTGATTTTGACATTTTTCTAAATATGTTTTAAGTAAGACTGAGTTTTTAACAGTCTTGGTGTATTCTTTCGATAATTTCTTATCCATAAGGAGTATTTTAATTTGCAGGCCAATCTCCGCAACCGTAACACTGATCGTTTCCATTCCATCCTCCATAGGCTGGACCGCGTTCGCCTGTTCCGTATGGATAATTGCGATATTTCTTCCAGTTAAAGAATTTAGAATTGGTTTGGATTCCACCAAAGTAGGGAGTCTTTTTGTCAGGTGTAACTCCATCTAATGGATTTGGACTTGTCCATGCTGGATAATCATTTTGATTATTCTGTAGAAAAATCTGCATTAGTTTAGTATAGCTTTCAGCAACTGAACGAACCTCATTCTGTAAAAATTTAAGTTCATCAATTGTTACACCAGGTGCAGTTTCTGAATTTGGAGCCAAGATTGACTTATTAAAGATCTTATACTTTAAGAAAGGAAGTGCATGGTACATTGCATAGTTACAAAGTAGAGTTCCAATATAATTATCCAATAGATAACGATTCGCAACGGTTACCGAACCTGCAAGAATTTGATCCTGTAGTTGTTGATAGAATGTTGCGCCTAAATAATTTTGCAAATAGAGATCTTGACTTTGTAAGACATAGGGTTGTAGATCATCAGGCGAAACTGATTGATGAATTGAGGTGTAAGATTTTAGTTTCTCTTCAGAAACCATTAAGACATTATAAGCTGCCATGATTTACATTTAATTTTTATGTTAGTGATGAAGTTGGTTTAGAAACTCCAGCCTCATCGTTTACAGTTTTACCTAGAGTTTCTCCAGTTTCCAATACATTATGCGGTTGAATAAAAAGATTTGAATCATAACCGTAATATCCGTATAGTTTATCGAATACTTTCAACATTGATTTTTGAATTGGACGAATACACGTTGCAATAAAATGATTGTAACTTACCGCAAGCTCATCAGCATTACTTGAAAAACCTCCACCTGCTCCTTCATGATAAAGACCAAGAAGTAGAGGACTTGTGATACGATGACCAGTAAGAATACGAGTGGTTATACGTGACTCTAATGTCGTGTAATATGTATCATTAGCCGACTGAATTGGAATCACGTCAGGTGAATGCTCTTTATCCTGGCTAAAGGCAATAAATGCTTTACCTGCATTTTCAGAACCTCTGTACGCCATTGTTAATTCGTCATAGATTTCTTCACGCTCTTCAGGTTCAGGAATTCCATTATTTAGGCCAATAAAAAGACTTGGATTTAGGGAATTCGCTAGATTTGAAATATGAAATTTACTTACTTCAATATCAATTTGAATATCATTTATGCTTCCAGCATACGAAGGCATAGGATAAAAAAGGTTTCCTGGTTCATAATCAAAAAAGTATAGAATTTGACTAGGTTCAGTTTCAGCTTTGGTAGGATCATACGAGGGGTATTCAATTGGTTTTACTTTACGAAAGTTACTCCAATCATGACAGTAATAGTACTTAGATGGAGTGTCCTCTTCTGGTAGAATATGACCTGCGCGAATTTTAGTAAAATCTGCATGATAAAATTCTGCAATTCCTGTACCCTCATTATTCCAAATGATATTTAGTGAAAAACCACCAAATGTAATATAGTCTTGCGCGCATTTTTCAAATACCTCATCCCATGATTCAGTAGGATTTGCTCTACGTAGCACATATTGTTGTTCTGGATTCATGGTCTTGAGACCTTCTCCAATGGTTGCGTCAATTTTAGATTGAATTGCAGTACGATTAATAGCAGACTTATAGAAAAGAGTTGCTATAAATTGAGGATATAAGTTATCGTCTCCGTATTGCACCCATTTGCGATCCATTCTTTCAATGAATGTAGGCATGTTAGGTTGTATTGGATTGACTGAGTAAAATGAATGTTTTTGCATTAGCTCGTTTATTTTATTTAAGTATAAGATTGGTCATTGTTGTTTAAAAGTATCGCATTGGCATTACCCAAGGTCTATCACAACCTAGAGGGCAACTTAGTCTTTTAGCGTAACTAAAACTTATACCATTGGTCCATCTTAAATTAGTCACATTACCATTTGGATCAGGTGCTGGAATTCCAGTATCGTTAAATTGTGAACTACCCCAATAACCTTCAGCAATTGGAGGAGTTGTTGTATTCCAGACTCCTAGGAGACTTCTATTGGTCCATACCTTATACATTTCTGCATAGTTTGGTAAAAACCAATCACTATATCCATTTTCGGTCAAATTCCAACAATACCCGGCTGGATATATTATGCTATTCACAGTTTGCGTTATGATCTGATTAGTATTATTATAACCTTGGCCAAGTGTTGAACTTAAACCGGTTACATAACTGGATGCTGGGCTCCAATTATCAAAATCATTTCCTCCAACATCAGCGACCGGTCCAAATTGACTAATTACCAATCCGTGTTGCTCGCCAACCTGGTAACCTGGATCTCCAGGTTGTAAAATGTAGGCAATAATTCCACCTAAGGCAACCTGACCTGGGCTAAATGGTGAAGTATTAAATTCCATGGTTGATCCGGCTAATATCATATTAAATTATGCTTTTAAGTCTCCAAATAAGTACCAAGTATTACTTGCAGTTTTAATTAGAGTTGCTCCTGAGTATTGATAGTTAAGAGTTTTATAACCATTTGAAGAGTTAATTGTAACTCCGCCGTCTCCGGCTACCGTAACAGCTCCTGTTCCTGCTCTGGTTATTAAAACCTGAGAACCGGTTGGAAATGCAACGCTTGACTCGAGAGGTACCGTGATAGTGATTGTTGAACCGCTATTACCAATCACCATATTGCCTTTATCGGTTAGAGCTAGGGTGTAATTCGTTGCTACCGTGTTTGAAGTTACCGTTGAAGTATCGGCTCCATTAGAACCTGAAGTTCCGCTAGTGCCTGAGGTACCAAATCCTGAAGTTCCGCTAGATCCATTAGTTCCACTAAATCCGGAAGTTCCACTAGTACCAGAACTACCATTAATACCTGAAGTTCCACTAGATCCGTTTATTCCGCTAGTTCCTGAACTGCCGGCTTCACCGCTTGTACCCGAACTACCGGTTTGACCGCTTGTACCTGAAGTACCCGATGTTCCAACTCCGCTTGTTCCACTAGAGCCAGAGATTCCGCTTGTGCCGCTTGATCCATTAGCACCGGCTGCTCCAGTTAATTCAACAATATTGGTTTGAATTCCAAAGAAATCTGCTGCACTTGCTGCAGTAACTCCACCAATTCCTGGAATGGTTGTAACACCAAGTGCAGTTAGGTCAAACCAGTATTGCACGCCAACTGTTAATCCGCTAATTACTACAGTTAAGCTAAATTCCTCATAAGGATCTTGCTTTGATGAATAGCCGATTGGTCCTGCAAGAGTTCCGCTAAATACTGAATCATTAGCTGGCACCGAGCCAGTACCGTAACCAATACGATATGATAATACTGCCAAGGGCGTTCCACTAATGAAAATATTACCCGCAATGGTTATTAAAATTTTACCTTGTGAATTTGGAGTATAGGTTGCACCAAGACCAAGGGCCTTTCGATTTACTCCTGTTGCTCCACTCACTGATTGTGAACTTGCTTGAGTGACCGTATTACTTGACATTACTACTGGAATTGAGGAAACTCCACTTGAACCTGAAGTTCCGTCTGTTCCATTTATTCCGCTTGTACCTGAACTACCGGTTGCGCCGCTAGTTCCGCTAGAACCATCTGTACCGGATGAACCGCTTGTGCCGCTTGATCCTGACGAACCATTGGCTCCACTTGTGCCGCTTGAACCATTTATTCCACTAGTTCCAGAACTACCGGCCGCACCAGCTTTGCCAACAATAGCGAATGACCATTTATCAAAGCTTCCACCACCACTATAATTATCAACAAGTAGGGTGTATTGAGTTGAACTTGTTACTTGTAAAATACCTTCCATCCAATCAAGACCTGCATTTACTTGCTGTATTGCTCTTACGTATTGACCGCTTTGAAAAGCAAAATCGCTAGCAACATAAGGAGAGACTAGATTGAAAACGAAAGTTCCAGTACTACCTATTGTATTATTAGTAAGAGAAAGAATTTGACCGTTAATTGGATAACCTATTCCGCTGGTTCCGCTAGTTCCTGAGAGGCCCGAGGTTCCACTTGAACCTGATGTGCCATTAGAACCATTAGCTCCGCTGGTTCCAGATGAACCGTCCGCACCTGATGTGCCTGAAGAACCACTAGAACCGTCTGCTCCTGAAGAACCGCTTGTTCCAGAACTACCTGAGGTGCCATCGGAACCTGAGCTTCCTGAAGAACCGCTTGACCCGGTAGCTCCAACCGCTCCGCTTGTACCTGAAGTACCCGAAGTACCTGAGGTTCCTGAACTGCCATCTCCACCCGATGCACCAGCTAGATTTACTTGCCATGCTGAATAAGGGCCTGATCCTAAAATTGTGGTGATATTTGCAACTAGAGAACCATTAGCTGGATTATAAGAAATTACGGTTCCTTCCATTGTATTTAGAGGATCGTAAGCAATAAGGACTCTTTGAGCTATAGAATAAGAAAGACCTGTTCCAATTGTTAAGGTTTTGGTACCAGTACCAATCGTTAAGTTAGTCGATGAAGTGGTTAAGTATCGATCACCGTTTGAACCGTTAGCACCTGAAGTACCGCTAGTTCCTGAACTACCAGCAGCGCCTTGAGTACCTGAACTACCTGAACTACCTG